GATATCCATAGTATCTTTATCCCTAAAGAATATATCGCACTTAGTTACAAATACTCCTGTATTTTCTGCAACATGGAATGATTGTGCTAATGGATCTCTTCCTCGTGGTGGCGGTGGTGGCGCTGGAGTCCACCAACTTGTACTTAGCAGATCACTTTGAACCGCAACCATACCAGTTGTACGTTCTGCATTTTGTGATTCAAATCTATCTCTATTTTCAATTCTTGCATTTCTAATAGAAATAATATTCTGCTGAACAGTCTGTAAAGTTCCTGTAGAAGTAAATTCTTCTTCAGCAATAGTAGAAGCTTCTTGCTGATCATTATCCGCACTATTTACTAAAGTAAATGTTTTTTCTCCGGTTTCAAAATCAGGGTGATTGATGCAATTAGGATCTGGAATAAAGAAGTTTCCAATAAGATCAGCTGATCTATCTGAAATCAAACGAACATCAGTAATTTTAGCAGTTGCCCCACTACTTTGACCCAGTAAATCCATATCTGCTTCCACCCATCCCCAGAAATCTTGATCATCTCCAGGTTCAGCAAGTGAAAGTGTATCTACATTTAAAATAGTTGAATTAGTGGTATATACCGCAGGAAGGAATGAGTCCAACTGGTTTGCAGTATTATAAGGAATTCCTTGATAAATTTTAGTTGGAATATTATAAGGACCTTCTTTATGATTAGTTTGAGCTACTCTAAATCTTATTGAAGCACAACGAGTTGGATGTGGTGGAGCATCCCCAACCATCGGCATTGTTCCAATTACAGTCTCTCCCACTTCAAATGTACCATTCAACATACTTATTTCAAGAAGTTTTGGTACACAATATCGTGTAACATCTATACCATCAAAGAATCCATACATTCTTGTTAATGGTTTGATGCGCTTGGCATGGAATTCAATATTTCTAGATCTCATTGTATCAATAAGAGATCTACTTATTTCTCTATCACCTATAGAAACCCTATCAAATTGCTCTTCAACAGATAATTGAGTTCCTTCTCTAGTACGAACACCAGTATCAATTCTCTCCTCCATTACTTCTCTAAAGACTTGAGTTCTTAGAGATCCACCAATCCATTGACTAACCGATCTATCCCTAGTGCCACCAGATCGAGTTGTTGATCCTGTCCAATCAGTTTCCCATGCATTCCAAACAATAGGTGCAAATCCAGTTTGAGCATCTACACTCATATGCTCTACATGTTCTCTCAAAGTTTCAGCAAAATTTCCTTCAACTTCAATAATTCTTGCTTCCAATCTATGTACATCCATCCATGTATCAGAAGCAGGAGTTAGTTCAATAGTTCCTTTCCAGAAATTAATAAGGAAAGGAGTCACATTTTCAACTCTAGTGGCAAATGTTTGAGATACCCATCCTTGTTCAGCATAATCTAATGTTATAACACCATTTTGTTTTCTTACATTAGTTCCTTGAACAGGAGAAAAAGATTTATCTACTGTTGAATCTACATTTACTACTGGACCATTTATAAGATCAACAGAAGTAGTATAATGAGATGGGCGGCATATATGATTTTGCCTATCAATACTATTTTTCGTAATTGTATTATCTTGTGTTTTAAAGGTAGTAAAATTATCAACAAAGAATCCAGATTTATATCGATTCAAACCATTGTTATCAGCAACAAAAAGATTAGCAGTATTAACTTCCAATAAAGATAATGCCGTATAATATTCTAAATTGGAAATTCTATCTTCCAATCTCTTAATATCCGACATCCTAAATCGTTTATAATCTAAGAACTTAATAACTGCTTGCTTAGGATTATAAAGATATGGTGGTAATGTGATACCTGCTACTTCTATAGAATCATCTACTGGATTTGGATTTTCTGGATTATCTGAAGGATTTCCATATACAAGCTGGAAATTTCCGTCTTTTGTTAGGAAAATCCTATCTTTCCTTCCCAAATAGTATGAAAAGTCTATAATAATATTTTCATTTGATGCTAAAATATTAGATGCAGAATTTCCGGATGCATTAAATGTTCTACCTAAAAATTCTAACGGAGATCTATCCCCTTCTGCAACAGAAGTCAATGTAGTAGTTCTAGGACGAATATCAATCGTATCAGTATTTCTTACAGAATCAATTGATTGAATTTCATTAGTATAATTAAAAGTATCATAAGAATTTACTGTAGTAATATCACCTTCATCAGTAGAATCATAATATGCATTCTCAAAATAAATTTTTAATTGTTTACTGGGAGATTGAACATCATCTTTTCTTTTAATTGTGCCATAATTATAAAAAGTTTCTTTTTGCCCAGAATTAAAAGTATAACTTGAATTTATCTCAAAACTTGGAGAATTTAATACACTAACAATAGCAGTTACTCCCGATTCTTGGAATACTACAGTTTCTCCTTCAACAAACTGGAAATCATTTTTACCAATATATGAAATTTGAGAAGCACTTAATTTTTCAGCACAAATTGCTACTGATTTAGTTGTTTGACCTATTAATTGTTCTCCAATCACTATTTCCTCAGTTGTATTGGAAGTACTTATAATAGATGTAAGAGTTACTTTAGGTGCAGAAGCATTACCTGTATCTGCTGATTCATAAATTCCATGAATAGTAACAATATCTGGAGTATTAAGAGATATTACTTCATCTTGTACTCGTGTTCCATATGGATAGTTTCCATCCCCATAATCCAATCCATCATCTGCAGTGGTTGATCCAATACCAGATGCTGCATTTCTGGATTTATTAACTATTAAAGAATTAACTCTATTTTTAATTTTTTTCTTTGCTGTTGGTTTTACTTTCTTTAATGTTCCAATAAATGTAGCACCTGTATCAGCGCTTCCTAATCCCCGCAGAGTTATCTCTGTTGCTGTAGGATTAAAGAAAAATCTATCCGCTGCAAGACTTTCTGTAGTTCCATCAGATCTAATTAAAGAATATCTATCCTCATCAAAAGGTAAAAACACTTCATTTGTTCCAGCTGTTGGTTTAGTAACAGATGTTATTTCATTTGATGCAATATCAACATTAAAAGTTTTTCTAATAGAAATAGAAGCACTTGTTAAGTCTACATCAGAAACATTTGGTTTTGAAAGTACTGTATATAAAGAATCATCGTCAGAATCAGATAGATTAGTAGTCAATACTTTAAAATCAGTTGGAGAAATCTGTGTTGATGGAAGTGCACCTTCTGCAATTCCAGTTACTGTAGCAACCCCAACAATCTCTATACGACTAGATGGAACATCAGTTCCTGTTCCTACATAAGTAACACGAGCCATAATAGGATCAGCAGACCCTGAAGTAGTATCCGTATATTGAACCAAATCTCCCAATTTTACAAAATTAGGACCAGCAAGACTAGAATTTAAGTCAATAGATGGATCATATAAATTATTGCTCCGTACTGTGCTTATACTAGGAGATCCACTAGGAGGAGTAATTGTTACTATCCCAACATTATTTTTTATTGATTGAACTACATTTGCAGTAAAAGTATTAATTCCTGATGTTCCATTATTTGTACCATATAAAGATTTTACATCAGAAATTGCATTTTCAGTCACTGCTATAGCAATTCTTCCATTTGAAATACCATTAAATGATAATTCTTCATTTTTAATAAATTCTCCAGAAACATCATATACTGTTAAAGCAGTTGAACTTGAAACCGCAGATCGTAAAAATGCTGTTGCACCACTATCTTGTCCTTCAATAAAACAAGGAACAGTAAGAGTATGTGATTCGTTTAATGCAATATTAGTATATCTCTGTACATCATATAATGAAATTCCCCACACATTTACCTTATCATTTAATGTATCATAGGCTCCAGCATCTAATCTAAAATCATATACCCTAGCCAATCCTATTTCATTTCCAGGTGCTGCTTCAGAATTTATACCAACTCGTTGATCCCTTAAACTCAGGTAATAAGTATTACCGATTCCAATAGTAGGTGTTCTCCAAACACTATTCAAATTTAAAGTTAATCCAGTGTTGTATATTACTGCTTGATCTTCTAGAGTTTTTGTAGTTCTTGGTTTATCAACATCAATCCAAGTAGAACCTACTGTTTCAATTTCATATCCTTTTACATATGCTTTTCCTGGGGATATTTTATATAATGCCAATGCATCACTGGGAACAGATCCTCCATAGGTAAATTGATCACTTTGAAAAACTCCATGATTTCCTATATTATCATTTAAAGACTCCAATAACTGGATATTAAAAGGCCTTACATAATAATCACCACTTTCATCAAAAGTTCTTCTTGCCAAGGTATCATTTATATCCCATGCACCGCCACCAAGGGTCTTGGTAGCTGTTATTTGTAAAACACCATTTATAACTTTTGCCAATTCAACAAAATTATTATCATCTAAATCAGTAAGATCCTTTTTAAATAAGAATAAAGAAATCTTTAACCTATCTGCTCCAGGAGCAGAATAATTATTATATCCTTGAGAATTATCAGTTAAAGATTCATCCTGATCAGCTGTAATAATCTGTTCATCTATATAAAATCCAATTCTATATGATGGAAGAGTACCATACTGGTCAAGAATAAGAGTTTCTTTATTTACTGGAATAAATTGTCCTCTAACAAAATATACACCCTCATCAACATGAAAAGCAGAACCTGTAATTGCAGCATTTAAATCAATAGTAGTAGCAAAAGGAGCTCCTGCGGTAATTACTGCATTGCCTAACAATCCTGAGGTAATATCTACATTACATGCTAAATCCTCACCATCTAAAAATATTTCATTAGAATTATTAACTGAACTAGAAGAAATATAATTACAATAAAGAGTTAAATTATTTCTTTCAGAATCTTCTGCTACCAGAATATCCCCAACAACCGCTGTTATTCCAGATGTTAAACCAGTAAGTTTTGCTCCAATTAACTGATCAACATAAGCAGCTACTGGTATCCCTTTATAATTATTATTTAATTGTATTCCAGTATAATTTCGTGAATAACTTATATTTCCAGGAATTACCTTAGCACCTTCTTTGAAAAAATGCTGGCCAAACTTTTCAATTTGATTTTGCAGTATTGATTGAAGATTATTTAATTCTCTAGCTTGTACTGGATATCCAGGTTTAAATAATACCTTATGATAATCACTTGCTGCATCAAAGTCGTCAAAATATGGAGCTACATTTAGGTTTGTTTGTTGAGGCATGATTTTTTAGAACTGCAAAACAACTTTGATATCTTCTTTTTGGTTTGATGACCGGACAATAGATGGTCTATTATCTACATAAATTATATTTCCAGAATACTTTTTAACTTCTGGATTGGAAAGACCATTAGTAAAATCTTGACCAAGATAATATGTCCTATTATTTATTACAGTAGAGAGACCTGTAAATGCTTCATCAATTTCCAAATTAGAACCAGATGATGGAATAATTGTCAGACTTCCTCCAGTACTAGGAGTAGAAGTAAATTCTTGCAATTTAAATCCATAGGTTGGTTGAGTTGTAGCAGTTCCAACAGTAGTGAAACCAGCCATTGTTCTATCTTGCCAATACTTTAACACTCCGGTTGTTTGATCATAATCAACAACTCTTGCTACAGCAGTTGTTCCTGTGGCAATTGTTTGTGTAAAATAAGAATCTGCTGTAAAAGTAGCTGTACTATAACCAGTACCAGTCAATCTCAGTGCACCAAGAGCACTTGCTTTACTTCTACTTAAAATTGCTGATGAATCATATTCTAGCGGATTTTCTACAATACCAATTCTTCCAAATTGATTTCCAGTTATAAAATCAGGATTTTCATTATCATTTTCAATTCGTGAGTATAAAAGGACATTATATGCACCAAGCTCTCTATAGATATCAGCACCATGCCCACCCTCAGGAGAAATAATAACATCAAAAGTTGGTCGAGTAGTTCCTGTAGGAACTCCACCTGCCACCAAATCAATAGACCCATAAGTATAATCAGATCCTTGATTGGAAACAGTTACAGAATCTACTTTTGAATCATTATTAATAACAATTGTTGCTGTTGCTCCACTACCATCACCTTGAATAGGAACTCCAGTATAAGTCCTATTAGCAGTCCCAAGACCAACTCCACGATCAGTAATTGTTACTATTTTAATAGATCCATCTGTTGCATTTTCCCTTACTGAAGCATCAGTAGTATTTGTTGCCCAATCTTGAGGAACAGGCATAAAATCAGTGGATTCAAATTTTGTAATCTCACTTGGTTTAATGGTATAAAGATATTTCCAAATATAACCATCTCCACTACTTCCCGCAGATCTTGGTTCTAGATCAGTAAAGGTTGGTTCATCTAAAGAAGGTCTACCATTAGGATTATCTGGATCAGTTCCATTTTGAAGACAAATATAAACTCTATAGTCACTATTCAAAACATAATAGGATGCATTATATAAAGTAGTAGCTCCAGAAATTTTAGCAGTATTGGAAACTGTATAATCACTACGATAATAATCATAGGAAGTTCCTGATACCCATGGTCTCTTAGTAACAACTTGCCTTACATCAGAAGCATTAATCTTCTTCATTGCAAAGATAGAACTCCAATATTCATTTTCATTATTAAAAGAATCTTTAGGAGCAGGAGGATTGGTATCCCAATCAGACTGATAATCTGTAGGATTACCTAATCCTATAAACGAATAATAGGAATTACTAGTGGATTGTACTCCAGAAACGAAATTCTTCGCATTTAGTATCCTAATTTGATCAGTTATAATTGCAGCCATTTTTTGGAACTTTTTATTTATTTATTTAACTATTAATCAAAGGCCATAATTTTTAGATTTTAAAGAAACAGATCTTTGAACTATCATAGAAGTTGAAATTCCAGAAGTTACTGTTCCAATTCCATTTAAAGTATAAGCAGTATAAGAATTTATACCTGTTCTAGATACTAAATCAATTCTTCCCCAACTAAACTCTCCAAAATAATCTGAAGTTGTAATCCCACTACCGTATGTCATCAAGTTTGATGTATTCACAAATACCCTCTTTGCATGTGTGGTAATACCAGATATACTTGTCTCAATATTTTCAACTGCTTGAACTGCATAAATGTTATCAATAAATGAAGTTCCAATTCCAACAGTAGTCGATCCTCCAGAATCTAGAGATGTTATAGATGTAGATGCAGCACCAGCATTTGATTCAAATACCATGAAATAATCATTAGCATTTAAAGAACTTAAAGTAATCGCAGTTCCTGTAAGAGTTGCATTTCTCAAATCGGAATCAAACGGAATAAACAAATCAAAGATTAATTGAGGTTGTGAGGAATCCATAGTAGTCCCAACTCCAACAATTACTCCCGAATCACCTTCATAAGAATTTACAGTATTTGTTTCTACTGTAGATAATGGAGGAGTAATAAGAACAGTAGGAACATTAGTATAAGTATATCCTACTCCAGGACTTGTAATTGCTACCCCTGTAACAGTTCCACCAGCACTAATAGTTACTGAACCAAATGCTTGAGTAGTTGTACCAACACCCACAGTAGATGCAATACTTACCAGTGCTGTAGTATATCCTACTCCACCCTCAGAAATAACAATGGAAGAAATAGTACCCAAACCAGAAACTATAGCAGTTGCGGCCGCACCTATTTTTTCTTCCTGCCTGAGGAAATCAATTTTCTTTTGGAATGTGACATCAGTATCATTTTCATTTTGAGCATCAAAAAATGGTCTTAAATTATCCACATAAATCACTGTTGATCCAATTCCCACTGATTTAATGATATAAGCAGCTGGATTAATATTTGCTTCATACAATTCTCTATCTTTACCAACCCTTTGATCATTAATAATCTTATCTGCAGTTTGTCTACACCATACAACAGGTCTTAATAAATTTGTATTCTCAGTATTACCTGGTCCGAAATATGTGTTTGTGTCTGCCGAATCAGTAGAAGTAATATTAGTAACAGTTCTTGCATTTTCCTGTAAATAAGATTTTTGTCCTACTGCAGGATCATATCCAATAGTCAATACATCACCCTTTTTAACAGTTTCAAGAACTTCTCTTGAGATAACATCACTATCACCAGTTCCTTTATAGAAGCAAATTGAGATAGTATCTTCAACCTTAGGTGCCTCTGTAAATGTAAGAATACTTCCACCCTCAAATACATATCCAACACCAGGAACTTGGAGAATATCATTAACAGTTACAATTAAAATATCTTGAAGATCAATTTTTGATCCTCTCGCTGCCATAATAGATACAGTGTCTCCAGCTACTGATAATGGGAAATCAACTCTCTTCCCATCAATATATCTGTCAACATTATCTAAAGTTTGTAATACTCCAACAGACCATCCAGTAAATTCATCAGTAAATACCCTATCAATCGTTACATTAAATTCTTTAAATCCAGAAGTTGTAGGAATTCCTGTAGATCCTCCCACAGGAACAGTTAAAATTTGATCATTACCATATCCATATCCCATATTTCTAATTTCAAAATCAATTATACTCGATCCTTGACCAACTTGAATATCAATAGTTGCAGAAGATCCAATTCCAACTGGACTAGAAGAACTATATTGTAATGGGATATTGGTATATGATAAAGGATCATCAAATAATACCTTCATTGGTTTTTCAATTTTTCCACCTCTTGCATAGAAGTGTGAACGTGTAGAAATACCCGTGGGAACTTGGAAGTTATAATCATCAAGTACAGTATTAACAGTTACTTGACCATATGCTGGATCAGTTTTACTGGATGAATTATTAACTGCTCTAGGAGCTATAATAACACCCTGAACCGTTCCACCCGACTTATAATAAGTATCAACAGTAGAAATACCAACATATGTAACAAATTGAGTAGAACTAGGAACACTAGTAATCTTAGATCCAGTGTAGAAAGGATCTGGTTTTCTAGGATATTTGTGTGTAGTAATTCCACTATCTTTATCACAAGTAAACCATAAAGATTCAGTACCTAATTTAATACTCTGTCCTGTTTTCAAAGTATGAGCACCAATGGTCATGGTCATAACACCAACATTAGCACTATAATCTGCTGTAGTTACATCATGATATACAAGAGTTGATACTCCAACATTAACTGTAATTGTATTAGCAGTTGTTGTAGTAATTCCTAAAGCAGTGCTAAATCCTGGATCAGTAGATCTTGGATAAGTATGCAAAGATGCATAATTATCCATTGCACATCTAAAGGTTAAAGCATCATTAGCTAATCTAATGCTAGTTGATGTTGTTAATGAATGAGAACCAATAGTAATTGTAGATAGTCCTGAAGAAGGATGATATGATGCATCAGAAACCTGATAATATACCAATGGAGATGCACCAACATTAACAGTAATCGTGCTATCAGTAACTGCTGTAATAGAAGTGTTTACACCAATAATAGGATCAGTAGATCGAGGATAAGTATGGTCAGTAGCATTATTATCCATTGAACAAGTAAAGATCAATGCACTCGTTCCAATGCCTACAGTATTACTTGTAGTATAGGTATGACCTGATCCGACTGTTAATACTAATTCACCTGTAGAAGCAGTATATGTGGCGTCTGTAGGCGTCGTAGACCCTATTCCCGTCACAGTTATAGTGCCAACCCCCACACTCACAAAAGTGTGCGTATAATCGCCTCCAGCGACCACTGCGCTGCTTGCAGCACTCACAAATTGATGCTCATAATCACCTCCACTAATTACAGCTTCAGATCCATTTCCAGCGAGAGCCGACCAAGTATGAGTATATTGATCACTAAGACCACTATATCCAACATTAACTGTAATAGTTGTACCAGTCGTCGATGCAATTGAAACTGCTGTGTCATAAGACGGATCTTCACCTCTAGGATAATAATGAGTAGAAGCACCAGCATCTAACCCACACGTCATTGCAAGTCCAGTAAATATTACATCTTGATCAATACTATATCCATGAGATCCTGAAGTAGTAACAGTTACAATACCACTTGCTGCATGGTAATCGAATGCTGAAATATTTTTAGGTCCAGAATATAAGCAAGTAAAGGCAATTCCAGATAAGACAACTTCATTACCAACTGCTAATCCATGAGGAAGTAAAGTGGTAACTGTACTCATACCAGTAATGGAATTATATCCAACATTGGATATAGTCTTTGGCTTATAGAATACATGTGGATTTGTTACTGCAACACCAGTCAAAGATCCAGTAGATCCAATAGTAGCAGTACCAATAGAAACTATATTTGTAGAACTAAGATCTTCCTGTTGGATTGATACATTAACTGTTTGACCAATTCCACTTCTATATCCAGATCCACTATACCCAATAGAGATTGTAGACACAGTTCCTGCTGTTGAAACTTTTGCTGTTCCACCAGCAGCCACTAATGGTTGATATCCCAATCCTTCAGTAGAACCTACTGAAACAATTACTCCACCTACTGGATATGGTGTTATATTAATATCATTTATGATAGTAGGAGCACTTCCAGTAAAAGTAATAGATGTAATACCAGAAGACTGTTCTAATGTATAATTACTCCCAAGACCTCTGGTTTGCCAGATATCGTTAATTAAAACTATTCCTTCTGTTGTTATGCCTGTAATATCAGATCCATTAGATTTTAAAGTAAATTCATTATTAGTTCCAGTAAAATCTTGTGAAATATCATCAAAAACATAATTCTTATAATATGCATCCGTAGAAGCTCCTGTAACCCCACTCCTCATAAACATTCTTCCTTGGAAAGTGGATGATGTAGATATTCCTACCCAATCTCTAGAATCTGGTGGATTAGTAGGACTACTTTCTGGAACATTCCCATGAGGAGCTTCAACATAATTTAAAACATTATCTATGATATTATAATTTCCAATAACTTTTGTAATCAATTCACCAGTTCCATATCCAGCTAAAACTGTTCCCATCCATGGTCTACGAACTCTTATTACATTAGTACTTCCAATACCAACACCTTCAATCTTCATTATTTCAGTACCAACCTTAACCAAATCTCCACCATAGAATGATGTAATTCCCGAAAACTCAAGCAAATTATCAGTAGTAAATATTTGGTCTGCCAGTGTAGTTGTAACAGCAGTAGATACTATTGGAGATTGAATAATATTATCAATGGCATTGAGTATTTTTGCATTCTGATTTGTTGCAACAAACCTATGAGAAGTTCCAATACCAACACTTGTAATATCTACTGTTTTCGGAACAATTTGTAATGCATCTT